AACTTGCCAGGGTGAGAGAGGAACAGGACGCGCTGAACAAGTTCGCACCCCCCGAAGCGATCCGCACCCAGCAGATCATTGATGAAACCAATAAGCAGACGCAGATAAAGATCGACGGAGCCAACCTGGCAACAGCCGGAGTTCTGGCAGCCGCAAAGGCTGAAACAGATGGCGCGCTTGAGAACAGCGAAGCCCGCCGGAAGATCGACTGGGAAGAGGTCAACGCAAAAATCGAAGCCACCCAGTTTGCGCTCAATACGATTTCACAGGTGCTTAACCAACAATCCGCAGCTGGTAAGGCGGTAGCGGTTGCGCAGTCACTCATCAACACCTACCAGGGCGCTACCAAAGCGCTGGCACAGGGTGGAATCTTTGGCTTTGCATCGGCAGCCGCGGTTATCGCCGCCGGGATCATCAATGTGAAAAAAATCATTTCGACGAAAATACCCGGAGAGAAGGGCAGCAGCTCAGCATCGGCCAGCGCATCAGCGCCTACCACCCAGGCACCGGTAGCCCCGCAACTTGCTACCACCCGTCTGGATCAGCAGAGCATCGACGCCGTAGGCAACGCGGCATCCCGCGCCTTCGTTCTGGAAACAGACGTAAGCAGCAATCAGGAGCGCATACGCAGGCTGAACAGGGCAGCGCGGATAAATTAGCCACAAACGCCGTCACCTACATTATAGGTTGATGGACTTCCCTATTTACGAACTCAAGATTGACGAGCGCGAAAAGGATGACGCTGAGGTGTCCTTTGTGGCACTTGTGGATGTTCCCGCCATAAAGCGGGATTTCCTGGCATTCAAAGAAGCAATGAAGTTTGAAGTGGTGAGCGAAGAGCGCCGCATCATCACCGGCCCGCTCATGGTGCCGGAACAACTGATCTACCGCAACTCCGAAAAGTTCGGTGAACACTACGTGAAGTTCAGCGCCGACACCATCCAACAGATCGCTATCAAATTCCACAAAAAAGGATTCCAACGCAATGTAAACCTGATGCACGATGCCGGGCTACAGGTGGATGGCGTGACCATGTTTGAAAGTTTCATCACCGATCAATCCCGCGGCATCAACGCACCGGCCGCATTCAGCGACCTGCCGCCCGGTACATGGTTCGGCAGCTTCAAGGTGGAGAATGACGAAGTATGGCAGCTGGTGAAAGCCGGACAGGTAAAGGGATTCAGTGTTGAAGGAATGTTTGATTATGCGAAGCCGGGGGATGAAGCAGAGCAGGCGCTGGCAGCACTGAAAAAAATTTTAGCCACAATCTAATAACGCAACATAATACAGTGATGGAAGCAAAAGAAATACTCGCACGTGTAAAAGAGTTCTTCAACGAACTGACCGCGCCTGCACCCGCCCCGGCAGCACCTGCTGCACCTGTTCAGATGAGTGAATACGATCTGAAAGATGGCGGCAAAGTAACCATTGACAAACTCGAAGCCGGTGGCGTGGTAATGATTGACGGAGCGCCCGCTCTCCCCGGTGAACTGGAACTGGCAGACGGTACGAAGCTTGTAATCGCTGAAAACGGCGTGATCGCTGAAGTGATGGCCGGTGAAGCACCTGCTGCACCTGAAGCGCCCGAAATGGACATGGGCAGCAAGTTCGCGGCCTTTGAAACCATTGCAAACGAAAAGTTTGCGCAGTACGAAACCAAGTTTGCGGCCTATGAAAACCGCTTCGCTGCGCAGGAAGTGCAGCTGGCGAAAGCCACAAAAGTAATTGAAGAACTCCTGAAACTCAGCACGCTGCTGGCAGAAGCGCCCGCCGCTCCTGCTGATCCGGTGGTGAAAGGCGCTGCATCATTCAAAGCAGAAAAAAAAGTACCTGACATTTTATTCAGTTAACAAAACAATAAGTATACCCTATGGCACTCTCTCTCGGCGGCTTATCCGCGTACACCCGGCAAAGCATAAAGCCTCTTCTGACGCAGGCCGTTCTGGAGGCTAAAATGCAGGAGATGATCAAAGCTGAAGGCTTGATCCTCCCGAAAGTAAAAAGCTCAGAAAAAATTCCTTTGATGGACACCGATGCCGTTTTCGGCACGCAGTCCTGCTCCTTTGACCCCTCCGGTACAACCAGCATCACGCAGCGTGAGGTTACCGTAGGTAAAATCAAAGTAGAAGAAAAAATATGCCCGAAAGACCTGGAGGCTTATTTCACCCAGGAAGCCCTGAAAGCCGGCAGCACATACGAAGATTTCGGAAGCGCTGACTTCCAAAAAGCATACCTGGAAAAGAAAAACGCTCGTATCGCTGCCCAGCTGGAAACAGCTATCTGGCAGGGTGATACTTCCAGCGGAACCGCAAACCTTAACAAGTTTGACGGCCTGATCAAACTGATTGATGCAGGTTCTCCCGTTGATGCCAACGTTTCAGGCTTTACCGGAGTAGCCACCATCACAACTCTCGACAAAGACAACGTGATCTCGGCATTCAAAGGTGTGCGCAAAGCAATCCCCGCACAGTTCAAAGGGAAGCCCGGTTACAAAATTTTCTGCGGTTTTGATGTATGGGAACTCTATCAGCAGGCGCTGATCGATGCCAACAACTTCCACTATACCGCAGTTGACCAGGTGAACTACGAACTGACCATCCCCGGCACTACGCTGAAGGTGGTGGCTGACCACGGTCTGGACGGTACCGGTGACATCTACGGTCTCTACATGCCTCACGTTGTACTGGCCGTTGACCTGGAAGATGAAGAAACCAACTATAAGATGTGGTACAGCGAGGACAACAACGATGTGCGCTTCCGTGTGGAGTTCAAAATCGGTGTGAACGTAGCCTATACCAACGAGTGCGTGAAGTTTAAGGCGGCAGTGTAAAGTAACGATTGATTAATCACAAAGGGCGGTGCGACAAACGCCGCCCTTTTTAATACCTACAAAATTATGAGTTGTGCAATTCAGGCAGGTTATGCGATCGGATGCGTTGACAGCGTAGGCGGCATCAAAGCCATCTACCTGATCACTTATGACGAGATCGCCAGCATGACCGATGCCAGTGGCGTGGTGACAGCCATCACCAAAGACACCGGCAAGCGGTTCTGGAAGTTTGAACTTCCCAGCCGTTCCAGCGCCAACGCTACCAGCAATCCGGTGGGCAGTATTGAAAACGGAACGCTGTTCTATCAGCAGCAGCTGACCTTCCCGATCAATAAGCGGGATGTAACCACCCGGAACATTGTGGCTACGCTGGTAAAGAACCGGGTGATTGCAGTCACCGAGGATAAAGACGGCATCTTCCGGATGTATGGTAAGGCTAACGGCCTGTTCAGCGGTGCCAGCACCGGGCAGACAGGAACGGCTGCAGGTGATGCCAACGGGTACACCATCGTACTGGAAGGGGATGAAAAGGAAGATTTCTTCCAGGTACAGGCAGACGTTGCCGCCGCCCTGGAAACTGCAGGATAACAGACAGGACAAACAAACGAAAGCCCCGGCCGGTGAAACGCCGGGGTTTTTTCATACCATGATAACGCTACGCAAAGGAACAACGCAGACCATCTATTTCACCGGTACGGAGAAGGCCACCCTGACCGCGCCGCGCTTCCTGTTTGTATTCACCCACAGGGCAAGCGGTGAGGTGGTGAAAGTGAACGTGGCAAACACATCCACTACTGAGCGCTACGACAGCGCCAGCATTGTGGTAAACAACTTATTCACAAATTCAACGGAAGGCCTTTGGAGTTACATTATAAGGCAGAAGGCATCCAATGACAGCAGCACAACCGAAAGCGGCGCCATCGTTGAAAGTGGATACATGACGCTGCTGCCCGCCACTGACTTCGCACCAACCGAATACACTGAACAATCAAACGAATTTGTAATCTATGCCGGACAATAACTACGATAACCTGATTACGGTCAAGTTTGCCCGCGCGGAGCAGCCCAAGTTCGAAGAGCGCAAGGGCAAGGGGTACATTGAGTTCGGCGCTGATAACAACTACCCGCAGTACCTGCTGGGCCTGTACAACGAAAGCCCGAAGCATGGCGCTATCATCAAGGGGAAGGTTAACTACATTTTCGGCAAGGGCTTCAAGGACGTGAGCGCACCGGCAAACAGCCACGGCGAAAGCTGGAACACGGTGCTGAAGAAGTGCATCCTGGATGACGAAATCTACGGCGGTTATTACCTGCAGATCGTCTGGAACAAGATGAAGCAGGTGAAAGAAGTCTATCACCTGCGGTACATGAATGTGCGCACGAATAAAGACGAGAGTGTATTTATGGTGAAGAACGACTGGCAGGATAATAAAGAAGAGGCGCGCAAGTACACCGCATTCAGCGGCACCTTTCAGGAGGGTGAATATTCGCAGGTTCTCTTCGTAAAGCAGTACAACCCCCGCGCTGATGTGTACCCGTTGCCGGCCTACTTCCAGGGGCTGAACTACATTGATGCCGATGTTCAGGTGAGCCGGCACATCCTGGGCAATGCAAGGGATGGGTTCGTAGCTGGCACCATGATCCAGCTGAACAACGGCGAGCCGCCGACAGAGCAGAAAGCCGACATTGAACGCCGCCTGAAAAAGAAATTTACCGGAAGCGAAGGTGACCGGGTGCTGATCATGTTCAACAGCAGCCGCGATAACGGCGCAGAGGTGAGCACGCTCGGGCAGACCATGCTGACAAAGGAAGATTTCACGAATATCAATAACCTGATCCAGCAGGAAATATTTGCAGCGCATCAGATCACTTCCCCGGCGCTTTTTGGCATCAAGACCGAAGGGCAGCTGGGTGGCCGTAACGAGATCAAAGATGCCTACGAAATATTCAACAATACCTACGTTTCCGAAAGACAGCAGGCGCACGCTGAACTGTTCAGTAAACTGATGGGTATGGTAGGCATACAGGGTGAGCAGAAGATCACACCGGTGGAGCCGTTGGGCTTCGCTCTGGATGATGCCATGCTGCTGAAGGTGATGCCGCGTGAGTACTTCCTTGACAAGCTGGGCGTTGATCAGAAATACTATCAGATGCCTACCGTAGACGGTACGGCACCGGTCAACCCTGACCCATCCGGAACGGTAACGGTGAACAGTAACCTGGCCAGCATGACCGGCAGGCAGTTCCAGCAGCTGGAACGCATCAAGCGCAAGTATGAGAAAGGCGCACTTACCAGGGAGCAGGCGGCCAACATGCTAAAGAAATCCTTTGGTTTGGATGATGATGATATTGCCCTGTTCTTAGACGCCAACCCGGACGATCAGCAGTTCGCAACACAGGAGGAACTGGATTTCGCCATACTGGAACAGTTCGCTTTGGAAGGTGAGGCTCGCAATCAATATGAAATATTGGGTAAGCGGCCCGCTGCCGAGGTGGAGTATTTCAGCGAGGTTAAAAATTTAACCGAGCTGGAAAGCAACGTGATCAACATGATAGGTAAGGACAAGCGGGCCACGCCGGAAGTCATTGCCAAAGCGCTCAACTCAGATACCAGCACCGTGAAGGCTATCATGGCGCGGCTGGTGAAAGCTGGTGTACTTACCGAGCGCATCACGAAGGTGGGAACCGATGAGATTGTGGAACGCCAATTTGATAAAACGAAGGTGGCCGGGTACAAACCAACCGTTACCGAGATACTGCTGCGCTATACTTACGAGGGGCCGGAAGATGACCGCAACAGACCGTTCTGTAAGCGTATGCTGGAACTGAGCCGCGATAAGGTGTGGAGCCGCGCCAATATTGAAAGCATCAGCGAAAGGCTTGGGTATAGCGTATGGGATCGCAGGGGCGGGTGGTTCACACAGCCCAACGGCGAAGCCCGCCCGTACTGCCGTCACCGCTGGTTTGCAATCACCGTAATAAGGAAACAACAATGAGCGCCAATACCCTATTCATATCACCCGCACTAATCAAATCCCGCACCGGGATCAGTGACAGCATTGATGACAAGCAACTGAAGCCGATGATTAAGGTGGCGCAGGATATGTACATACAGCCGGCGCTGGGCAGCACGTTTTACCAGGCGCTGCAGGACGGGGTGGAGAATGACAACCTGACCGCCAACGAAACCGCGCTGCTGAACAACTACATCACCGATGCGCTGGTGTGGTTTACCATGAGTACGCTGCCGGCGGCACTCAGTTATCAGTTCTTCAGCAAAGGGGTACTGCAGAAAACAGCAGAAGAAAGTAATAACCCATCCCGCGCTGATATTGAACTACTGGAACGCCGGTATAAGGATAACGCCGAGTTCTATAAGACCCGGCTGATTAACTACCTGCGGGAGAACTACACGCTGTTCCCGGAATATTTCAGCCCTGGTGTCGGGTATGATGTGATCCAGCCGGAGAATAAGGCATACACGTGCCCGATCTATCTCGGCCCGGATACCTACGACACCACCGCAGGCATGGCGCTCAACAGGGCTACGCCGGTGGAAAGCTACACGGTGGAGATCACACCGGCTGCCGGGGTTGCATCGTTCACGGTATCGCAGCTGGTAGGCCGTACCGTTATCCGCGCGGTACGGGGTGGGCTGACAAAGGGCATCATCACCACTGCCACCAGCGACACGGCCTACCTGCAGATCACCGGCAACCTGGTGACGCTGCCAACGGGTGATGTGACAAACGGCGAACTATTCATTTTTGAATACCGATGAAAAGAAAGTACAAAGAATCAATCGTAAAAAAAGTACTGGAACGTGACCTACAATCAATTCATAACCGAGATCAGCGACCTGTGCGCAAGCCACGCCATGATAAGGGAAGTCAGGAACATGACCCCGCAGGAGTGGCTGTTCAAGGGAACCGCCGCTAACCTGCCGGTATGCTGCTTCGATGTGCTGAGTTCTACATTCAACAACGGGCAGGAACAGTCATGGAGTGTTCAGTTTTTCTTCCTGGACAAGTCTGGGCAGGAGGCTGAGTTTGAAACGGAAGTTATCAGCGATCAGTGGCAGATTGCCGAAGACATTTACCAACTGATCCGGGCAGAACAGGCTACGTTTAGCGTAGATGATACGATCACCATAACCCCGATCAGCGACAAGTATGAGGATTACCTGGCCGGGGTAACATTCACCATTAACATCACAACACAAAGAGAATTTAACGGATGCGACACACCTACATCATAGCATTACTGTTAGTTATTTGCTCCACTGCTTCAGCACAGGTTTACCAACGCATGCCGCAGTATGGTTATCAGATGCCGCGCGCGCAGATAGACAGCGTGCTGCGGATCCCTTCCGATACCGTGCGCAATAAGACCGGGGTAGTGCG